ATTGTTTGCCCGCTGTATCAGGCAGGCGTAACCGAAGCCGATGTCTTGAGATGGTGGGCCGAGCAACCGTTCGACCTGGATCTGCCGATGCAGGGCAACTCGGCTGGCAACTGCGTCGGCTGCTTCCTCAAAGGTCGCCACAAACTGGAGACGCTGATGCGCGAGATGCCCGAGTACTTCGACTGGTGGGCTAAGGCCGAGACGCTCGCCCTCAAGTCGGCCACCACTGGTGCAAGGTTCCGAGCAGACCGACCCAGCTACGCCGACATGATGGAGCAAGTGCGCCGCCAAGGCATCCTGCCATTCCCATACCCAGACGACGAGTCTCTGCCGTGCTTTTGCCATGACTAGATCAGCAGACAACAAAGCGGCACGGTGGGCCGAGGCATATGCCTGCGAGTTCCGCGTCCACGGCGACCCCATAGCGCAGCCGCGACCACGGGCACGGAACGCCGGGGCACATGCTCGCGTCTACAGTCCCCAGTCGCATCCGGTCTACGCCTGGCGTGCGGCCATCGTCGAGGCGGCGGCACCCCACCAGCCAGCCGAACCGCTGACTGGTCCCGTGAGAGTCAACCTGCGCTTTTACTTCCGGCGCCCGCAGCGCCTGCTACGCAAGTGCGACCCCGTGGCCCGTATCTGGCACACGGGCAAACCTGACCGCGACAATCTGGACAAGGCGGTGCTCGACTGTCTGACCGACGCGGGCTGGTGGGCCGACGACTCGCAGGTATGTGCCGGCGAGCTGACGAAGTTCTACGTCAACAAGGGCGGCACGCCTGGTCTGGTCGTGTTCGTGCAAGAACTGAGTTGACGATTGTCTTCGGCTAACGTTGGGGATACAAGAACACGGCGCTAGGAGGCGCTAGGTAACCGTCATGCGTGACAACAAGAGGTATATATCTGGATCCGAAAGGCAGCGCATCTACGTACGTGCAGGCGGCATGTGCGAGATATGCGGCGTGGAGCTTGAGCGTGGTTGGCACGCTCACCACGTCAAACACTGGGCTAGGGGTGGTGTAACGAGCTGGTTGAACATGAAGGCGTTGTGCGAACAGTGCCATCGGGAGGAACACATGACGAAAGAAGTGAAGACGATGAGTTTGCGTGAGTGGCAAAGCGAAGCACTTTCGGCCACCAGTGGGCGCAAGAGGTCTCTAGTGGTGGCTACACCAGGGGCTGGCAAGACGGTTTTTGCGGCTCATTGGGCAGATGCCAGAATCAAAGCCGGGGAGATTACCGCCGTCGTCGTGGTTGTTCCCAGTCGCGCCCTGATCTCGTCATGGCAAAAGAGTTGGGCCGCGGGCCTGAACATCCAGATGAAGAGCGACGCCGTGTCGGGTAATAAGTTCCCGAAGGCGTTCGATGGTGTTGTTGTGACCTACGCCAAATTGGTCAACATGATCGCAACGATCAGGACATGGGTTGCGAGAGGCGAGCGCATCGCTGTGGTGTTTGATGAGATCCATCACAGCGCAGACGCGATGAACAGTTGGGGTGTTGCTTCGCAAGAGCTTGGGGAAGTCGCCGACTGCATTCTGTCTCTGACGGGGACTCCGTTCCGCAGTGATGGTCACCCAATCAGTTGGGTCGACTACGACAGCGATGGGGTTTGTCGACCATCGTACGAATACCTCTATGGGAAGGCTGTCAGCGATGGGGTTTGTCGACCTGTTGAGTTTCTGACCGACGACGGGGAGCTTCGTCAGATCGAATCGATGGCGGAAACTTCATGGCGTATCAGTGAGACGGGGGCAGACAGCAAGCAAAGGTCAGACGCTGTTTCACTGGCCTACAACCCGAAGTTGGAGCACCTGCCAGGCCTGATCCTTGGCGCATCTAGGCGACTAGATATTTACCGGATGGATGACCCGGACGCAGCTTGCTTGATCGTCTGCCGTCCAGGTGTTTCTGATGATGACGACCGGCATGTCTTCGCAGTCAGAGACATGGTCAAGAATTTGACCGGGGAAGACGCTGTGGTCGTCACGCACGACGAAGACGGGGCGCACGACTCTCTGGAGGTTTTCCGTAATACCGCGGCCAAGTTCCTGATCAGTGTGCGGATGGTATCGGAAGGTATCGACATCCCACGTCTCCGCGTTCTCTGCCTGGCGACGGCCCCTACTTCGAAACTCCTGTTCCAACAGTTGGTAGGCCGAGTGGTCCGGGTTGAGCCGAATTGCGTGCACCACAACGCGACCGTTGTCATGTCCAAGTTCCCATGGATGGCGGAGTGGGCCGAAGAAATCGAAGACGCTGTCACCGATGCCTTGCAGGAAAGGCTGGAGCGTAAGCAGCGTGAGAAGGAACTTGGCATCGACTGCGAGCCACGTATACGCATCCCGTTATCCGCGACCCACGAGGGCGGCGGAGCGATCAGCGCGGGGGAGACGTTCTCGCACCTAGAGATCCTTGCGGCTATCTTGATTCTGGAGCGTTCGCCGGCTCAGTTACGCGGGGTCACAGCGGTGCAGATTGCTGTGGCATTAAGGGTGAATGGGCAGTGTCTTGCGCCGCAGCAAGAACCGGCCAACGAGAACAAGGAAGCAGCGAGAAACCGCAAGCGTTCTGAGTTCCAACGCCTTATGCGTCAGTGGTTCAGTTCGGCCAGGATTGAACCAGGTGTTGCATACCGAACGATCTTCGACTCGTTGGGTGTGAAGAACACCGCGGACCTATTCGACAACAAGTCGATTGACGTAGTCGACCGGGCACTCGCCGCTGTAGCCAGGGCCATGCAGGGTGGTAACAATGCAGCCTGATCCCGTGTTCCGCGAGTGTCAGCAGGCGCATGGGAAGGCCATGAGTTGGCTTGTGCAGATCCTGCCCGCGAAGATCGAGACGTTTATCGAGCGCCGGACGTGGGAAGGCGTCAACAACGGCGTGTCCGGTGAACCATTCCAATCATTCTACGAGTGTGCAACGACCCGCATCCCGCACGGGCTCGGCTTCGATGGCGAGTGCAAGCGTCTCACCTACCAGGAGGTCGTCCGCTACTGCGAACTACAGCGCAGCGACGTTGCCGCGATGATGCGGAACGAGGTGCCGGAGCTGGCTGGGCATGGAGGCATTAGGGGGCAAGTTGACAATGTAAACTTGCCCAAGGGAGGCAACGACCCGACCTACCTGGTGCGCCGGATGAAGCGCGACGCGCCGGAGATCGCGCAAGCTCTAGCAGGCGGGGAGTTCCGCAGCGTCCGGGCCGCAGCCATCGCGGCGGGTATCGTTAAGGTGCCAACGCCGTTTGAGCAGGTAATGAAGTTGTGGCCGAAGTTGTCCGTTGCCGAGCGGAAGCAAGTGGCCGACGGTAAACCAACCAAGGCTAGCCCCGACTAGCTTCGATGGCTCGCTGCACGCGGGCCTCGCTCACGCCCCGCTCGGCCGCGATAGCCAGAGCTGTTCCCCGACATGGGCCTCGAGCACCGACGCCATTGCGTAAGCGCGTGAGCGTCCACGGGCTGATTCGTGCGCGTTGGCAGAACCCAGTAAGGTCCGATTCGGCGATGACTTGGCAAAGCAGGTCGTCAAGGGTTTCAGGTCTGCGGCTAGGCATCGCTACAGGCTAGCCAACATTAGCGAGGAAGACAGAGACAACATGCTTGACATGGCTATTTCCGTCGCTAACATTAGGGAACACAACCCAACGAGGACAACATGAAGCAGCACGAAATCACAATCACCGTAGAGATGGCCGACGACGGCAACCCGCAGGAGCTGCGGGACATCACCTACATCGAGTTCGCCGATGGCAATGTAGCCAACCAAGAGGACAGCCCCGAGCCTGCCGACGACGACGTAGCGGCATTCGCTCGCATCGTGGGCGTGACCTCGATCTCTGCCGAGGAGATTTTCCGTAACCTTGAGGAGTTGGCGGCAACCATCAACGCCCAGCTTGAAGGGATACGAGACGCTCGCATTGCCGTGGTCGTGGCGCAGATCGAGGCCGATGAAGCCGCACTGGCGATCGAGGAAAACGTGATTCAATGGGCCGCCGAAGTTGCGGTGGAGATCGAGGAGGCGAAGCGATGAAGCAGGGCTATTACAAGCTGAGCATCAAGCGGGACATCAAGCCCGCCGATGGGCTATCGGTAATGGAGCAGATCGGCGCGTGCGTGATGCTCGTGGTGACTATCTGGGGCGGCTTGCTACTCATGGGGATGATCCGATGAGCGACCAAAAGCCAGACACCAAGATCGCCAAGTTCGGCAGCGAGTCAGGCCACTGGTACACCGAGCGCGGCGAGCTTGTGCAGATCGTCCAGATGGCGAACGGCAAAGACTGGACAACGCCCACACTCAGGCACGCCCGCAAGCTGGGGCTGGTCTGTGGCGTGACGACAATCATCAAGCTCATGCACGCGGAGCAACTGGTTCGGTGGCGCATCAACCAGCACCTGCTGGCGGCACTGACCATGGACCGGCAACCCGACGAGTCGGATGCGTCATACATGGCGCGGGTCGCTAACGACGCCAACACGCACGGGCGCGAAGCAGCAGAGGAGGGCACGCGCATACATAAAGCCATCGAGATGCACATGCGCGGCGAGTCATACGCCCCGCAATATCAACCGCACGTTGCCAGCGTGGTTGCTGCGCTCGATGCGAACTGCGGACCCGATGCCGCATGGCTACCAGAGCGGGGCGTAGTTCACCCATGGGGCTACGCCACCAAGGCCGACATCGTGAGCGAGAAGAACGGCTGGCTCGTAGACTTCAAGGGCAAGGACTTCGGCCCCGACAACGTGCCGATGAACACCTACGATGGGCACGCGATGCAACTCGGCGCAACCCGCGCATGTATCGCCCCTGAGCTGCGGTGTGCGATCCTCTACGTCAGCCGCGACCACCCCGGCCTGACTTCATTCGTCGAGATACCGGAGCCAGGACTGCAACGCGGTCTGGCTATGTTCAGAGGCCAGCTAGCGTGTTGGCAAGCGAAGACAGGACACATACCCCACTGGGCAGAGGGAGCAATCTAATGGAACACATGCAAGCATTCTGGAAGGCATTTCTGGCCGCGCAAAAGTCGATGCGCGACCCATGCAAGGACACGACGAACCCGCACTTCCGCTCGAAGTTCGTCAGTCTCAAGGGCGTCGCCGATGCGGTGCGCCCATGCCTGCACGACGCGGGCATCATGGCGACGCAGATGATCGACTACGACGACGCTGGCACGTTCGTGCGGACGGTGCTGGCCCACACTGGTGGCGGCAGTATCGAAAGCAGGTGCCCGGTGATCTGCGCCAAGTCGAATGACCCGCAGGCGATGGGGTCAGCGATCACCTACGCCCGCCGGTATGCGCTCGCAGCAATCTGTGGCGTGGCACCCAGCGACGACGACGACGATGGCGAGTCAGCCGTGCGGCCACCTGTGAAGAAGAAGGCAAAGCCAGCAGGACTACCGAAGCCGCAACCGTTCGACAGCGTCGAGCACGCGCTAGAATCACTGGGACGATGCGCCGACAAGGGCAGCGTCAACATCTGGATACCACGAGTGCGGGCTTCCGGCTACACCGGCATAGACCGCCAAAATCTGATCGAGGCAATGAACGAGCGACTGGCTCAGTTCGAGGAATAACACATGGCAAACTACAACCGCGTCACACTCATCGGCAACCTGACCCGCGACATCGAAATGCGGGCAACTCAGGGAGGTATGCAGGTCGCCAAGTTCGGCCTGGCGATCAACCGCAAGTCCAAGGACCAGGAGACGACCTGCTTCGTTGACTGCACGGCGTTCGACAAGTCTGCCGAGTTGCTGCACCGATACGTCCGCAAGGGCAGCCCGCTGTTCGTCGAAGGGCGCCTCGAGTTCTCCACATGGGAAGCCAAAGACGGCAGCGGCAAGCGCAGCAAGTTGTCGGTGGTGGTCGAGAACTTCCAGTTCCTGAGCGACGGCGAGCAGGCACCAAAGCGCCAGGCCACCCCCAAGGCTCAGGAAGAGTATGGCGACATCCCGTTCTAGTGTGCCGCGCTGGGCCGGGCACGACACGCCAGGGATGAAGCGCCGCCCGCCCATATTCACGCGCACCCATTGCGCCAAGCGTAACCACGCATACGCCGAGTGGGGACGCTACGGAAACGGCGTATGCCGAGAGTGCAAGCGACTCGACAACGCCGCCAAGGCTGCAACAGAAGGGCACCACAGGGAGCGCAAAAGGAAACGCAAAGCAATGCAGTGCAAGCCGATACACATCGACCGCAGTGCTGGCACCACCTTGGCGATCCTCGACCTGGATGAGCGCATTGACCGCGAGCCGATGGCATGGCGGAAGGCAGAACTCAGGAAGGAGTTGGCCCGGCTACAGGCGCAGAAAGCTCCAGCAGGGTGACACGCCGAGCCGTATGGGTATAATGGCCGCCAATGCCAGAAACACCCATCGGCGCTATTGGCAAGTAAGCGCAAAGCCAAGAAGGCACGAGGCCGACCACGGTCAGCAATGACGGCAGAGGCCATCGCTTCCATCGTTAAGACCGTAGGGCTAGGCGTGTGGCCTGATCGCGCTGCACAGATCCACGGAGTCAACCCGGCGACGATGAGAGCGCACAGGGCACGCCACGAAGATTTTGCAACGGCTTTAGAAAAGGCAGAAGCGACAGCCGAGGCCGGGTTCATGGCGAAGATCCTGCGACACACCGAGAAGCAGTGGACCGCTGCGGCTTGGATGCTCGAGCGTCGATGGCCTGACCGCTGGGCCAAGCGCGAGGTCGTGCTAGATTCCTCAGACGTTGAGCCTGACCCACGCTTTGACTAGCACCGCCATAGCACCGTTCTGGCGCCTTGATGTGCCAGAGATCGCGGAGAGCGGCACCATTGCACGCGGTGGCATGTTCCACCATCAGCGCGAGTGGTGGGAGTTGCCCAACTTCATACGCGGCCTGGTCACTGGCTACGGCGGCGGCAAGACGATGGCGCTGGGCAAGCGCATGATCTGGCTCGCGCTGAAGAACGCACCCGTGCCCGTGGTCACCGTGTCACCGTCGTACCCGATGGCGTTGACGACCATCGTGCAGACCATCGACGAACTGCTCGAGGGCAAGAGCAAGAACGAGCCAGAGCTGCGCTACAACCTGTTCCGCTCGCAGCCGTATCGCTTCGACATCCGACTCGGTGACCGACGCGCCACGATCCTGTGCATGAGCGGCGAGCGACCGGAGCGCCTCAAGGGCAGCAACATCGCAGCCGCCGGCATCGACGAGCCGTTCATTCAGCCCGTTGAAGTGTTCCAGCAGATCCTTGCCCGTGTGCGTCACCCCGATGCCCGGCAGCGCGAGATCAACATCACAGGCACGCCCGAGGGTGTAGTCGGCTGGGGCTACGACCTGTTCCAGGGCGACATGCGCGACAAGCACGACCTGGGCCTGGTGCAGTGCGCGAGCACCGAGAACCTGGCGCTGCCACCGGGATACCTCGAGCGCCTGGTCAACAGCTACGACGAAGCCGCCGCCGAGGCTTACGTGCATGGCAAGTTCGTCAACCTGTCCACTGGTCGCGTCTATCATAGCTACGACCCAGACATACACTCGGTAGACGTAGAGAAGCCAGCCGAGGCAGAGCTATGCGTCGGCATGGACTTCAACGTGAACCCGCTGGCGTTCGTTGTGTTCTGGCGCACTCAGTCACGCCTGCACATCGTTGGCGAGCACGAGCTACCCAACTGCGACGCCGAGCAGGCCGCGCAGTTCATCCGCGACAAATACCCAGCGGTGCGAAGGATCTACCCAGACGCGAGCGGCCAGAATCGTCAGCACGCTGGTGCCGGCGGCAAGAGCGCACACGGGTACCTACGCGACGCTGGGTTCACTATCTGCGCCAGGCGAGCGAACCCGCAGATCGTTGACCGGATTAACGCCTGCAATGGTGCGCTGCGTCATGGTCGCGTCACCATCGCACCAAGCTGCCGCAAGATGCGGGCGTATCTGCTTGGCTACACGCACACCGACAGCAACAAGCAAGTGCAGAAGGATATGAGCCACCTGCTTGACGCCTTCGGCTATCCAGTTTCATACCTGTTCCCAGTTGACCGCAACAAAGCCACGACGGTGGCCTTCCGACAATGAGCATCTACCACGACGACTACGAGGCAACCGCACCGCTATGGCGCAAGGTGCGCGACTGCATCCAGGGCGAAGACCAGATCAAGCGAGAGCGCGAGGTCTATCTGCCAATGCTGACAAGCCAGCGCGAGAGTGGTGACATGTATGCGATGGAGTCCTACGCCAACTATGTGTTGCGGGCGTCGTTCTATGCTGCCGCGTCGCGCACGCAGGAAGGTCTAGTCGGTGCAGTGATGCGCCGCCCGGCCAACATTGAAGGCATCCCCGACGCGCAACTGCAACAGCTACAGGATGACGCTGGCCCCAACTATGAGGGGCTGGACGCCATGGCAATGCAGCAACTGGGCGAGATCGTCAGCGTCGGTCGCTATGGGTTGCTGGTCGAGCGCGGTGACGATGCGACGCTGCCGCCATACCTGTGCGTCTTCAAGGCCGAGGACATTGTCTATTGGAAGTCCACCGACTACGGCGGGCGCAACCTGCCGACGACCATCGCCATCAGGCAGACGTATGAGGTGCCGCAAGAAGGCGACCTGATTGGCACCGAGACGGAAACCAAGGAGCAGTTCCTGATCCTGCGCCTGGGTCGTGCTACCGATCACGCATACGCCCATCAGACCGAAGGCGGCGAGGCATTGGCGGCAGCGCCTGCCGACGACCTGATCTACTGGCAGGAGTATTGGCGCAGCGTTGACAGCAAGGGCGGCGGCGTTCGCAGTGGTGGCCTTGAGCTGCACAGCGTCAAGGTGCCCACCAAGAACGGCGGGAGATACTGGGGCGAGATCCCCATGGACATCGTCAACGCCAGCGGTGGCATCACGGTCAACGTGGAGCAACCGCCGATGCTCGGCCTGGCGAACGTGATGTTGTCGCACTATCGCGGCAGTGCCGACCTTGAATGGGGCAGGCACATGACGGCGATCCCGCAGCCATGGGTATCAGGCTTCCAGCTTGAGGAAGGTGCCAAGCTGGTCGTCGGGTGTGGCTATGCCTGGGCCAGTCCCGAGCCTGGCGCCAATGCTCAATACCTGGAGTTCTCTGGTGCTGGCCTTGGTCAGATCCGCGAAGGACTCAAGGACAAGGAACAGCAGATGGCGGTGCTCGGTGCTCGGATGCTTGAGGAGCAACCAGCCACAGCCGAGGCCATGGGCACGGTGCGGCTTCGTCAGGCAGGCGAGCGCAGCGTGCTGACCACGATGGCGCAGAACGTCAGCGAGGCCATGACGCGAGCGATCCAACGATGGATGGCCTGGCAGTTCCCGGCCTACGATGACACGGCGCAGGCCGACGAGATCCAGTATACGCTGGCGGCAGACTTCGACGCCTCGCGCATTGACCCCGCCGAACTGGCTACGCTGACGCAGAGCCTGCAAGCGGGCACCATCTCGTGGGAGACGTACAGCTTCAACCTGCGCCGTGGCGAGATGCTGCCGCCTGGTGTGACCGATGACGAGGAGCGCGAGCGCATCCAGCTCGGTGCGCCTGGTCGTAGCCGCAAGGACGAGTTGACCATGCTACAGGCCGACGTTCGAGACGGGCGCATCAGTCAGCGCACATACCTGGAGAGCATCAAGGCGCTGGGTATGCTCGGCGATGTCGAAGTCGATGCCGAGATCCAGGCGGCAGCAGATGACAAGGCACGCACCGCCGAAGCGCAGATGGCTAGGTTCATGCAGCGCGTGCCAGAGGTGAATGCGTGAGTGGCATCCCGCCCATCAACCCCGGCGTCAGGAGCCGAAGCACGCGGCAGCTACGGCAGCAGTTGCGGCTGCGGGCTGGTGAGTTCCTGACCAGGTTCAACCGTCACGATGTGCTGATGGCTCGAGCAGTGCGCGGCGTGCAGATTGAAGCGGTGCAGGAGTTCCGGCGCATGATCGCCAGGCCACTGATCGAGAGCATCGGCAAGACGTTGGCCGGCTTCGATGCGCGTGGCCGAGATGTCACGCCAGAGCAGTACCCGGAGATCCGCATACTGCTCGACGAGATCGACGAGATCATCAGGCGCGGCATTCTGGAACTGAGGAACCTGACCGAGCAGCGCCTCGAGGAAGTCGGGCAACGCGAAGCCGACTTCGTAGCCGAGAACGTCGAGAAGACTACAGACGATACGGTGGGCCGCGTGCCTGCGCCTGACCCATCCCAGCAGCGCGTGCTAGGCGACAAGCCAGAGCAGTGGTTCGATGAGATGCTGCAAGGCCCGACAGGCAACAACGTGCGGCGGCGACTGCTGCAAGGACTCGAAGAAGGCGAGACGGTTGACCAGATCGTTCGAGGCATCAAGGGGTCACGCACCGAGGAGGGCATTCTCAGCAAGTCAGAGGTGGGCGTCGATACCCTGGTTCGCACCGCTGCCACCAGCGAGAGCGCGGCGGCACGCGAGGAGACGTTCCGCGAACTGGAGATCACGCACTGGCGCTTCGTCGCCACGCTTGACAGCCGCACGACGATCAGGTGCGCCAGTCTCGACAACCAGGTGTTCAAGGTGGGCGAGGGACCAGTGCCGCCACTGCACCCGAACTGCCGCAGCACCGTCGTGCCTGACTTCGGCGATGAACCGTTCGGCACCCGCGCCGCGTTCGATGGTCAAGTCGAGGCGAGCGTCACGTTCGAGGAATGGCTAACTACTAGACCACACGCCGAGCAAGAAGAGATGCTTGGCAAGCAGAAGTCTGCGGCATGGCGCCGCGGAGATATAACCCTGAAGCAGATGCTCGGTCGAGATCTGCAACCCTTAACACTGGCAGAACTGCGCGAAAAGGACGCGCTCTGATCACATGATTCGCAAGACATACAACACGCAGGACGAGATCCCCGAGCCGTTGCGCGAGCACTACGCCGACACCGGCAGCGGTTGGCAGATGCAGATCGAGGGCGATGACAAGCCCGCCGTGGACCTGACCCGATACCGCGAGATGCGCGACAACAACATCAAGATGAAGTCGCAGCTCGACGAGTTGATGACCGAACAGCAGAAGGTGCGCGATCAGTACAAGACGATGATCGACAAGGCGCAAGGCGAGGAGGAAGCCAACCTGCTCAAGAAGGGGCAGTTCGACGAGGTGCTCGAGCGTCGCACGCAGTCCATCAAGTCGGAATACCAGAGGCAGTTCGATGATCTGAACGAGCAGCGCGAGCAAGCCGAGAAGTCCAACACGGCGGCACGGCAGCGGTTCGGCTCGGTCTACCTGGCCGACCAACTCAACAACGCGCTCGAGAGCAAGAAACTCAGGCTGCGATCCACGGCCCGCGCTGACCTGCTGACGCGAGCCAGCAACAACTTCGAGCCGAACGAGGCACTGGACCAGCTAGTCTCCAAGGATCGCGGCGTTGATGGGCATGGCAAGGATCTGACCATCGACGCATGGCTCGACCGCACGGTGACCGATGCGCCGCACCTGTTCGATGGTGGCGATGGTGGTGGTGCCAGGCCAGGCGGTGCCGGCGGTGCTGGCATCAACATGAGCGATGTGAAGGACGACCCGGCGGCGTTCGTTGCTGCCGCTGAGAGGGTCAACAGGGGCGAGGCTAAGTGGCAATAGCCATAGCCAGCGTGCGCTTCCGTCGTCGTGGTGGGTGCTTTCAGTTGGAGGTGCCCAAGGGCAGCAGGTTGCTGTGCGTCTACCAGCACGCCAACAGCTACTGGTATGCAGACCTTGCGGCGCCGGTTGGCGAGAGCGCCACCGAGATGATCGACATGTGTCTGATCAACGGCAAGGAATCTGCCGACCTGGACCTCGACCGCTGGGCCATGGTGGGGCAAGCGACAAGCCTCCAAGGCCGAGTCAGTTACGTGTTCCACAAGCAGGCCGACCCAGCGCCCAAGAAGCGACCCAGCAAGCCGAAGAAGCCGCCTGTCGTGCCGCCCGTTGACACGGACCAGCTTCCTCGACTATAATGCGCCCGCGTGGCCTTCAGCGTCTTAGACGCAGCCACGCGCCGTAGACGCGCACCCATGAAGCTGACAGAGTCGGCGGCGGGGGTTGCGCTGATTGAGTAGCCCGGCGGGCTATTCGCAGCCGGGCCGGTTGTGCGGGGAGAACACAACCATCAACGAATAGGAGCGGGCGACGCCTGTTTCGTGGTCGGCCCGGTAGAGATCATTGGCTAACACCATTTCCGACGTAGTCCCCAAGCTAGTGGGGCTTATGTTGCCCAAGTTGCGTGCTAACAGCATCATGCCGCGACTGGTCAACCGTGACTTCGACACCCTTGCAGCCCAACCTGGCAGCAGTATCGACGTTCCGATTCCCCCGACCATCACGACCGCAGCGGTGACCGCAGCGAACACGCCGCCTGCCACGGCAGACATGACGTTGTCCACGGTCAACGTGCCCCTGTCGAGCTGGAACGAAGCACCGTTCTACATGACCGACAAGGACATGCTCGAGGTTCAGCAGGACAAACTGCCGGGCGTCGTGGAAGCCGCGCTGGCGTCCATCGTCTCGACCATCGACGCGGACATCCTGACGGCGGCAGATGCAGGCTGTGGCCTTGCTGACGACCAAGGTACAGGCATCTTCGCCGCGATCGGCGATGTCATCGAGCCTGGCACGTTGCTCAACCGCAACAAGGTGGCCCGCGCTGCCCGTAGCTGCGTGTTCGATTCGACTGCCGAAGCCGCCCTGCTGGCGTTGACGCAGTTCACCAGCGCCGACTACCAGACCAGCTTCCCGATGGAGACTGGCATGGTTGGCCCCGAGCCGAAGCTCGGTATGCAATGGTGGATGGACCAGAACGTGCAGACGCACACCTGTGGCACCGGCAACGGCTACCTGGTCAACGCCTCCGAAGGCTACGTCATCGGCGACAAGGTCATCACCGTCGATACCGGCACCGGCACCATGTTGGCCGGCGACGTTGTCACCATCGGCAGCTACAACTACGGCGTCGCAAGCCTTTCGGGAACGACGCTGACGCTGAACCAGGGATTGCTGGCGACTGTAGCCAACAACGCGACGATCACCTTGATCGACCGAACGTCAACGCACACGGCGAACATCGCCATGGCTCGAGATGCCATTGTGTTCTGCTCGCGTCCGTTCCAGTCGAGCAACAGCGCGATCGCCTCGCAGACCATCAGCGATCCGGTCAGTGGCCTGTCGCTGCGCCTCGAGGTCACCCGCGAGCACAAGCGCGACCGCTGGAGCATTGACTGCTTGTATGGCACGAAGGTCGTTCGGCCTGAAGGCGTCATCAAGATCATCGGCTAACCCGATCGGGCGCGGGCTTAGATGCTCGCGCCCATTACACCGCAAAGCGAACCAGCACCTTGGCAATCATTGTCGAAGACGGGACCGGAGTACCGAACGCCAACAGCTACACCAGCGTAGCAGCGGCAGACGCCTACTTCGTCATTCGAGAGAACCCGGCAGCGTGGACTGGCGCAGCAACATCTGCCAAGGAAGAGGCACTGCGGATGTCTACGGCATACCTGACGGAGCAGTTCGGCAACCGTTGGCGTGGTGTGATTGATAGCGACACGCAGGGGCTGGACTGGCCCCGCAGCGGCGTCGTCGATGGCGACACTGGCCTGAGCTATGACAGCAACGAGATGCCAGGCAGGCTTCGGAACGCCACGGCAGAGGTGGCCGTTCGCTACATCGCTGGCACGGCACTGCGCCCAGACATCGAGCCAGGCGACGGCAACATCACAAGCAGCACCATGAGCGTGGGCGGCATCAGCATGACCGAGGACTTCGTCGGCATGGCTACCACTGCGCCCGTGTTCCCGGTCGTCAAGCAACAGCTCCGCTCGCTGCTAACAGACGCAGGCGCGACTCTGCTGCACAGGGTGACCAGGTGACGCTAGCCGCCCGATTCCAATCCAAGAGCCTGCGAGCCATCACCAAGGTGGGCCAGGCGGGCACGCTGACAGTTCCCGGCGGCACCTACAACGTCAACGGAACCGTGACCGAGAGTCCGTCCACTGTGGCGGTGACGTTGGGCGGACCAGTAACAGAACTCAAACGCTACTCAGAGACTGGCGCCGATACCCGCGTCACTGCCACCTTCTACGTCAGCACGAGCGGCCTCACGGTCACGCCAAGCACTGCATCGCGCATCGTTGCCGGCGGTCGCACGTTCACCTGCTATTCGTGCGAGCCTTACACGGTCAACGGCACCCGCGTGGCGTACCAGATGGACGTTGGCGAGGTGGGCACATAGTGGCGAAGGACGCGAAGACTTGGCGGCTCGAGATCGATGACTTCATCGAAGAGAAGGTCGTCGGCAAAGTGCTCAAGGTGCAGCGCAAGATCATGTTGGAACTGCTGACGAAGGTCGTGCAGATCACACCAGTCGGCAACCGTGCGCGATGGAAGCGCAACGTCGAACGCAAGGCCAAGGGGTTGAAGGGTCTGCTACCCAAGAACTACGTCGGCGGGCACGCTCGCAAGAACTGGCAAATCAAGATCAACCGCCCAGCGATGAACATCGTCAAAGGCGAAGACAAAAGTGGCCGAGGCACCATGAGCAAGGGCCAGCGCGAGATCGCCAAGATCGACAAACTCTGCATCGCCTACCTCAGCAACCGTCTGCCATACATGGACAGGCTCGAGAATGGCTGGTCGCAGAGCGCACCCAACGGCATCGCAGGCCCAGCCGTGAGCCAGATCCGAACCAAGTATAGGCGCATCAAGTGACAGACCAGGCCGACATCTTCCAGGCGATTCGCTCACGGTTCCAGACTGAGATCGGCGCCGAGCAGGCCGTCACCGTCGTGCATGACAACGGGCCAGAGCCTGCCAGCATCTCGGCGAGTTGGTGCCGCTTCTCGGTCAGCGTTG